GTCAGTTTCAAGGCTGACATTGGGTGGTTCAAACGAACTACAGGCGGTAAGACTTAGCAGGCTTAGCAATAAAATAGGTTTCATAAATATCCTTATGCCCCCGTGGGGGCGTTGGTTAACGGGCTGTAACTTTGAGGGTAATAACTGCGGTGGTTTTGGTGTGCTTCTCGATTAACTCAGCAGGTACATTCGCTTCTGCGTATACAGCCTTGTTATCTACTGTTTTGCGTTGGGATAAAGTCACACAGGCTTTGTACAAGTTGCCCTCGATGTGGCCTTCTTCCTGCTTGAGTTCGGTCTTGAGTGCTTCTGCTTGGGCTTCTAAGTCAGCAATCTGAGCCAAAAGAATACCTAATTGGTCAACTTTGGTAATTTGTAGGTCTAATACTTGCATTTGAATCTCCTTATCTATCTCACTCAACATTGAGTAAGACAAGTATAAGTTAAGATTACTTAACAAGCAATATAAATAATAACCTTACAAAAAAGTGGGGTACTTGCGGGCTTAGATATGTGAAGCCAAATCCGCTTTCCCCCGTTCCCGTGAAGGAACTTTAATTATATGCCGTTTTTAATCTGATAAACCCGTAATAGATGCTCAAAGCATTCCCAGCCCTTTTGAAGCCGATCCTGCTCTATTTCTATCAATTTGACCTGATCGGTCAGGGCATTGACAAAGACGATAGCGCACCTAGCCGTTGGTACTCCTAGACCCTCACGGTAGGCAGCTAACTGCATCTCATGCTCAAAGTAAACATCTACCTTATCCAAGTCGGTATCTTTAGTCTTAAAATCGACTATAAAGCCCGTTTTAGCCATTAAATCTACTGCCTGTTGGATAATTTGGTTGCTTATGTATGTCATTTTGTTGCTCCTTTTTCTATCTCACTCGGTATTGAGTACATCTAGTTTATTAAGTTATCTTAACTATATCAAGAACTATTTATTAGGTATATACCCTTAGTGTTGTTTTTTCCCAATATTCAGCTAAACCGCCTGTATTGTAGGCAAGTCCAAATACCTCAGTCATTTCCACGGGTCTTGCTTGTAGAAAGGCTAGGTGGTCATTTACCGCTTTTAGGATTTCGGGCTGTGGTGGTTCATCTACCCAAACCCATTTGCCAGCTTGTTTTTTAAGCATCATTTCTCCATAGAACGACCAACCACCGAGGTGGGTTTTTTCTAGTGATGTATGCCGTTGCAAGGCTGTCCAAGTCGGCTAGAACCGATTACTTGGGGGTATCGCAGGTGTCGACCCTCGCTCTTGTTCATTCTCAAACAAGCCTCTACCCCATCTAGCTTTTTTATCCACACTCGCTTTTCGTGCGGCCGTGACTTATGCAAAGAAAAACCCCAATAGTCTTAGGTGGGGTATGTCCCTTGGCATGGGCAACTACAGACAATTCCATGTAGCGGTTTCTCGCTAACTGTCTATAACTACACATACCCCGCCTAAAATTACTGGGGTTGTTACACACTTAGGATGTCTGAGATGCCAATCTCGACAACACAAGTATACATCAATCAATCTAACTCAGGCCAAATTAATTTATAGGTTTCAGGAAATAGGGTCTTTCGGGTAATTAACCCGTGACTTTGTTGTTCTAAAGTAGCCGCCAAGATCACCAGCTTATCGTGCGGTATATCCCCGTTTTGCCACATAGACACGGCAGGAACGCTGATATTTAGCAATTTAGCTACTTTTGTTGGCCCACCAAGTAGACGAATGATAGCGACTGAGTTCATAAGGTATCTTAACATATTTCTTGCATTGTTTGTTAAGTTAAGTTAATATGGTTGTACGGTATGTGCCGTGATAACAGGAGAACTCATATGAGTGAAATAGAATCGCAAACCAATGACTTACTACAGCTTCAAGGTGAACTTGAACGCATCTTTACTGTGCTAGAAGGTGGCACAGACCTATCTAAAGAACAAATTGACTTACTGCGCTATGGCTGTGGCTTTGCGCCAGTTAACCGTCAGCGTGATTTCTTACAAGGTGTATTTAACGACCTAAACCCATACGGAAGAACAATATGATTATTTCTGATACTCAACGAGATTTTAAAATAGCCCCTGCTGGGCTGCATATGGCACGGCTTTATTCTGTAATTGACCTCGGTCACCAAGCTACCGAGTGGGCAGGAGAAACCAAGATCATGCACAAGGTCGTATTGACTTGGGAACTGCACGGGGATGATGATGCAGGGCTGCCGCTAAAAACAGACGATGGTAAGCCATTAATCGTATCTAAGCGATATACGGTTAGTTTAGGCGATCAGGCACGGTTACGCCAAGATTTAGAGGCGTGGTCAAATAAAAAAATGACCGCAGAAGATCGTAAGAACTTTGACCTCAAAGGCTTACTGGGTAAGTTTTGCATGGTTAATATCACGCACTCGGAAGATGGTAAATACGCTAACATTAGCGGCATTAGCCCCGTACCGTCTGCCCTGCGTAACGCCCAGCCTGAAGGCATCAACCCTACCAAAATGTTTTGGTTGCAAAACTACAAGCAAGAAGACTTTGACGCATTGCCTAAGTATTACCGTGAAAAAATTACGGAAAGTAGCGAATGGCGTGGTCAAAAAGCCAAAAAAGAAGTTGCAGTAGAAACAGACCCAAAACTTGACGATATTCCATTCTAAGGAGCAATAAAATGAAAAAAGCACTCGCAACTTTAGTATTAGTTTTTGCAGTAGGCCAAGCAATTGCCGCTTGCCCACCTTATGCTCCATACCGTTGTGTTCAAGGATGGAACGGCAAGATGATTTGCGGATGTGGCGTATGAAAGCATTTCCAAACACAAAGTATGCCGAAGGCATGGATTTGCGTGATTATTTTGCAGGTCAAGTTATTGCTTATCTTGCAAAAAATTATAAAGAAGAATTGGCAGAAGATTTTGATAGCTGGGGTGATGATAACGACATTCCGCTTCCAAATTACGATTCTTTAAGAATTGCTCAAGAAGCGTATGCAATTGCAGATTCAATGCTAGAAGTTAGGGAAAGAAAACAATGATTGTTAAAGAAAAGGTGGCAGAAAGTGGTCATTGGTACGCTAAAGACGGCAGTCCAGCCTATACAGTTGTCGGCAAAACTGGGGAACGGAACACAACGCTCCGTGACGCAAGGAAACTTGGACTTTTGCCAAGTGTTACAACAATTAACGGACAGCTATCAAAAGCAGGGCTTGATACATGGAAGCAACAACAAGTCTTGCTGGCGGCTTTAACCCTACCTAGAGTAGCAACCGAATCTGAGCAGGAATGGCTGGCCCGTGTAATGCAAGATTCCAAAGCTACTGGTAGGGAAGCGGCTGAACGGGGTACAAAGATTCACGCCATTATTGAGGGTTATTTTGAGCAGATGTATATGCCTGAAAAGCCAGCTTATTTGGATAAGATTGATGTGGCCCTTAAAGACGCTTTTGGAGAACAGCCTTGGCTTGCAGAGCGTTCTTTTGGGCATCCGCTAGGGTATGGTGGCAAATGCGACTTAATGGCTAAAACAGGCTTTATTGTCGACTTTAAGACCAAAGACACCAGCCTTGAAAAAGTAGATGTTTACTTTGAACACGAAATGCAATTGGCCGCATATCGTGAAGGGTTGGGTATGCCTACGGCTAGATGTGCCATTGTGTTTGTAAACGGCACTAGCAATGAAGTCAAATTGATAGAAGTACAGCAGGATCAGCTTCAAAAGGGCTGGGAGTGCTTTGAGCATCTGTTACGGGTCTATCAGATCAAGAACGGAATATAATTATGGGCGGCAGTATTAGACACAATCTAAGCTCCTTCACGGGACTGCTGACCCACCATTCTTAGGGCGTTAAGCCGCCATAGTAGGATGCAGTAATTGGGTAATTTTGCGGCTTTCTCGCCCATTGCTTATAACTGCCAAATACTGCCCGTTGTTTTTTTACCATATTAGGGAATATCCTAATAAAAAACGCTTGATTAGTTTAGTTTTCTAAATTAAACTGGAGTTACTCCATTGGGGAGTGAGATAGATAAGGAGATTCAAATGCAAGTTTTAGACATTCAAATCACAGAAGTAGACCAGTTGGGTATGTTGTTGGCTCAGATCGCTGACTTGGAAGCACAAGCAGAAGTTATCAAAAACAAACTCAAAAACGCTGGTGAAGGCCATGTAGAAGGTAACTTGTACAAGTCTTGCGTAACATTGTCACAACGCAAAACTGTAGATAACAAAGCTGTATTT